ATATTTGCCTGTATAGGTTAGATGGCTCTCTACACATCTAACTTGTATGGGCTTTTTTTATGGCAAAAGATAAGAAATCATTTTTATTATACGCTGACCAACAAAGCGTATTTAAACAACTACCCGACGAGATAGCAGGTCAATTGATTAAGCACATATTTAGTTATGTCAATGACGAGAATCCTATAACGGATAACCTAATTATCAATATTGCATTTGAACCTATTAAACTACAATTAAAGAGAGATTTGCAGAAGTACGAAAGTATACGAGAGCGTAACTCCGCAAATGCTCGTATGCGATGGGATGCGGTCGCATCAAGTGGCATACCAAAAGATACCAAAAATGCCGATAATGTAAATGATAATGATAATGTAACTGATAATGTAAAGAGTAAAGTATTTACACCTCCATCTATTGAAGTTTTAAAAACAGAGTTTCCTAATTTAGATGCTCAAAGGTTTCACGATTTCTATTCATCTAAAGGATGGATGGTAGGCAAAAACAAAATGAAAGATTGGAAAGCAGCCGCTCGTAACTGGTTAAGTAGAAATGAAGTATCTTCGTCACCTAAATTAAAAAAAGCCACATTAGATGATTGATATAGAAAAAAGTGTATTAGGTCAGATAATCCTATATCCACAAACGCACAGTTACATAATGAAATTGAACCCATCATGGTTCTCAGATTTCAGAAAGGATTTAGTAGCAACGATTCAAGAGTTGTATTTAAGCAATCAGCCTGTAAACCTATCGGCATTAGCATCAGCTCATAGACAACATATAAGAGAAATTGCTATACTACAAAACAACGTCAGCACAAACGTTTATTTTGAGCAAGAGATTCAGCAGTTAGAGGTGTCATATAAGAAACGTAACCTACAAAATAAGATTGCGTTTATGGACTTTGACAAAGACCTTAAAGAATTAATCACAGAACTCAGCACATTATTAGTTGAATCCACCTATACACCAAACGGACAGAGTAAACAAATAACAATGGTAGCAGGTAAGGTTATGGATACTTTAGAACAGGCAGTAAAGCGAGGAACTAATATGACGGGGTTGCCAACTGGATGGAGATACTTAGATAAATATATAGGCGGTTGGAACAAAGGGAACATGGTAGTAATAGCAGGAAGACCAGGTAGTGGTAAAACCGCAATCGCTTTGACATTAGCTTTAGATGCTTCACCAAATGCAGAAGTTTTATTTATTTCTCTTGAGATGAGCAAAGAGGAATTAGCAAAGCGTTACCTTTCTAACATTGCTAATATTGAAAACTATAAGATTCGCAGTGCTAAAATCACTAAGACAGAGATAGAACAAGTAAATGAGTTACTAATAAGGCAAACAAATAGCTTCTACATAGATGACAGTAGCAATGCCGATATAAACGAAATCGTAGGAAAGATTAAACTGCATAAAGCAAAGCACGGACTTCACTTAGTATTCATTGATTATATGCAGTTAATCAAATCGCATCAGAAGGTAAGAGAACAAGAGATAGCTCACATTAGTAGAACACTAAAACTATTAGCTAAGGAGTTAGGGATAACCATTGTAGCACTTGCCCAATTGTCAAGAGAAACAGAAAAGCGTAGCGACAAGAAACCAATGCTATCAGATTTAAGAGAAAGCGGTCAGATAGAGCAAGACTCAGATATTGTATTATTCCCTTTTAGACCTGCCTACTATGCAGACGAAAAACCTGAGATAGAAATGGATGCTGAGTTAATTATAGGCAAGAACAGGCACGGACAATGCGTATCTATACCTATGTCATTTGAGGGGGCTTACACACGTTATAAAGAACTATTATGAACTATCAATACGAATACATTACACTAAAAGCAAAGCATGAGAGAGTGAAGCTCCTACATGATGCTAAAATTGAAAAGCTAAATCGACAAATAGCAGAATTACGGGCAATGATTATTCAGCCTGTCACGATTCCAAAGTTTGACCTTGACATGGGTGACGTTATCATCTTAGTCAGCAGAGTGACCAACGTATTTCCTGAAGATATTATAAGTCACAAGCGTCATAGGGAAATAGTAACGGCACGAGCCTTGTTTGCTTACATCTGTCGCAATCACCTACAGAAGGCATACAAGAGAATAGGAAGGTTTATCAATCGTGACCATTCCACTATTATCCACCTGGTAAATAATTACGAGGACTATCTAAAAATGAACTACAAAGAAGAGACCCTATTTTACAATGAGTGTATCAATAGAATTAACAATGAAACGGAATCGGGAGTATGTCCACATTGTACTGGAAACAGAGAAAGAAGTTATCTACTACGCGAAAAAATACATTAAGGCAGGGTGGGAAGTTTACTCAATTGACAAGTATAAATCTATATCCATCCACTACCGTTGTGAATAACTTATTGAAAAGTCGGGCAAAATAGAAAATAACTTTGTTATATTAAAAAGCAACAAATAATATCTGAATTAACGTCTGAAGGTTGGGTAATGGATGTATGTGTTAAGGTCGGTAAGGAATTAGCGAGTGACTTGTATCAGGAGTTATTTGTAATTCTATGTGAGAAAGATGACGAATGGATAGAGGAGAAATACAATAGCGGATATTGGGAAGGCTTTATAATTAGAATCATTTTCAACCAATACTACGGCAAGAGAACTAACTTTGCAAAGTGCTTTATTAACCCGATAGGCACAGAGGATATAGATAATATAGAAATAGAAGAGGATGACTACGAGATTCAAGGTGACTTAATGTTGCTATGTATAGACAGAGTTTTAAAAGACCTTGACTGGTATCATCAGAAAATATGGCAGTTGTATAAAGAAGGAGACAAGGAGAAAGGAATACAACGCATGAACGCACGAAGTATTAATAGAAGCACAGGAATAAGTAGGCACGAAATATGGAGGGTGCTAAAACTCATTAAGGAATCAGCAAATAAACTATATAAAGATAAATATGCTAAACACTTTGATTGAGATTATGGGCATCGCATCAGCAGGTGTCATTCTCGTGCGGAACTTTACTTGGAGGCTTAAGGTAAAACCTTTTAATTGTGAGTTATGTATGTCTTTTTGGTTAGGGTGTCTATACTTTCACACGATTGAGGGGTTTACCTATGCTTTTTTAGCAGCAGCAATCGCAACCGTTTTAAATAAATATATATGAACGAAGAACAGATAAAATTTACAATGAGTGTCCTACGCCCTGCGTACATGATATTCAGAGAGACACAAGTCTTCAAGCTTAGTCCTGAAGATAACGTAACCCTAAGAGAATTATACCAAGAGGTAAACGGCAGACCTTTACCAATGTGTTCTACTTGTGTAGTAGAGGGTGTACTAAGTTTAGTAATCAAAGCAGAAAGTTTACAATCAGCACAATTAGCAGACGATGAGCAAAAGCCAAAGAGAAGAAGGCGTAAATGAAAAAGCACACTCAGATATACATGAATCACTTTGGATACGACATTAACGATTTTATTAGCTGCGAAGTTTGTGGCGGTCGTGCCATTGATATACATCACATAGAAGCAAGAGGTTCAGGTGGAGACCCTCAAGGTAAGAAAGACACAATAGAAAATCTGATGGCAGTTTGCAGACCTTGTCATATTTTTTATGGCGATAAGAAGCAATACAAAGATTATCTCAAAGACAAACATAATAAAGCATTAAATGGACATACAGGTAGTTAAAATCAAAGACATTAAGAGTAACCCTAATAACCCAAGAGTTATTAAGGATGACAAGTTCCACAAATTATGCGAATCAATAAAGGCGTTCCCTAAAATGTTAGAACTTCGACCTATCGTAGTAAATGATGACATGATAGTGCTTGGAGGCAATATGCGATTAAAAGCATTAAAGCATTTAGGACTAACAGAAGCACCAGTAATCAAAGCATCAGAACTAACAGAAGACCAACAACGGCAATTTATAATTAAAGATAACGCAGGATTTGGAGAGTGGGATTGGGATATGTTAGCAAACGAATGGGATGTTCAAGAATTAGAGCAGTGGGGTATTGATGTTCCTGCATTTGCAGAAACCGAACTTGAAGCAGAGGAAGATGACTTTGAAGTTCCTGAGGATGGAATAGAAACGGATATTGTAATAGGTGACCTTTTTGAGATAGGTGAGCATCGTTTGCTTTGTGGGGATTCTACCGATAGCGATGCGGTTGCCAAGTTGATGGATGGGCAGAAAGCGGATATGGTATTTACTGACCCTCCTTACAATGTTGCATTTAATGGTAGGAGTGGGAAATTTGATGTAATTGAAAATGATGATTTGCCCGAGAAAGAATTTGAAAATTTAATTGATGGCTTTGTTTCAATTTTAAATATATTGAATCCTCCTATTTATTACGTTTGGTGTAATTGGAAGTTTTACGGGATACTTCAAAATAAATTAGATTTTAAAGCATGTATTGTTTGGGCAAAGAATGTATTTGGTTTGGGGCGTGGTTATCGCCATCAACACGAGTTTTGTTTATTTAATGGCAAAATAGACGAGGGTATTAATAATGAATCAGATTTGTGGGAAGTTAAAAAAGATACCAATTATATGCACCCAACACAAAAGCCAGTTGAATTAGCATCAAGAGCATTTAACAATCATAAAAAAGCAAAAACAATAGTAGATTTATTTAGTGGTAGTGGTTTGAGTTTTATTGCATCACACCAACTGAAACGTAAATGCTATGGTATGGAACTTGACCCTAAATATTGTCAAGTAATTATCGACCGAATGAGAAAATTAGACCCTACTTTGGTGATTAAAAGAAACGGTCAAATAATGTGAAATAAAAGAGAGAATGGCAAACGAACAGAATCTTAAGAAGATACAGAAAGGCGAGGTCAAAAATCCTAATGGCAGACCTAAAAAGGTAGAAACGATTTTGCGTGAAGTCTTTCTCGCTGAGTATAATATCAAAATAACAAAATCACAAACTGAGGATATAATCAAGGGCATATTATCAAAGAGCAGAAGTGAACTAATTGACTTAGCTAAAAATGATGACTTACCCTTTTGGGTTGCAATGATAGCCAAGAAAGCAACAAGAGATTATGAGAAAGGCAGCATACATTTATTAGAGTTGTTATTTGACCGGGTATATGGTAAGCCAAAAGAAACAGTAGACCAAAATATAGAGGCTAAGACATTTAATGTAACTTTGAAATTAGACGAACCAAATAAAGGTTAAAATATATATGGAAGAAATCACATTTTTAGGAAACGCTTGGTCAGATGACTATGGTGTTAATGTAACGATTAACTTAGAAAAGTTTGAACAGGCTATTCGCA